TAACCATTTATCTGCCTTGTAACTTTTATCGCAAGGAAATCTTCAACTCTGCATTCTAAATATTCTGCATACTTATGCAAAACATCTAAGCCAATACTTTTTTGTTTCATGTGCCTACTAACAGAACGATGATCTATTCCTAAATATTCAGCAGCTCCCTTTTGGGATTTGCCGTTAATTTTTTCTCTTTTAAAAATTGCTGCTAAGTTATGCATGTTGTATCTTTTTTTGAACATACTCATAATTTATTTATTTTTATACACAATAGACACTATTTGTACACTATTACTATCCTAAAGTTTCTGTCTATTCATATTTCTACACAAATGGTAGTAAAAGTTATGGATAACTTGGGTATTGCCAAATTATTAGCTGAAGACTGTTGGTTAGTAGTTTGGAAAGATCCAACAGAGGGTGATCGTTCCTGGAAGACTGAGTTTGATGGGAAAGCATCGGTCAACGTAGATGTAGGCTGGATGCTAGATAATCCTAATGATCCTGATGAGTATGTTTTGTTTCGTAGCCGCAGCATTGTCATTGATGAAGCTGAAAAAGGTAGTGAAATCTACATACCTAAAGGCTGTATTGTAGAGAGGTACAGGCTGACTTTACACGGAGAAGGAGAGAGATTTGAAACAACAACAACAATTAGAAAAACCAACTGAGATCAAACCACAACAGGTATCTGATGCATTTGTTTATACTATTGCCACTAGGTACATGATGATTTGTCAAGAAGTTGGAGTTACTTGGTTTGGCTATGAAAGAGATTGTTTAGTTTCAGCTGAGAAAACATGCTTGAAAAGTGGAAACTATACAAAATAATTATATTCAAAAAAGATTTAACGGAAGCTGATAAAATGATTTGCTTCGCTTTGTTAGATCACATGGGAACAACTGGCAAAATATTCCCCAGCAACAAAAGATTGCAGCTGATTACAGGATTGTCAGATAGACAGATTAATCGGAGTACAAAAAGATTAAATGATTTAGATTTAATTCGTAAGGTAAAACAAAAAGGTAAAAACTTTTATACACCGAATTTCCACATCATTGATACAAAGTATGACACAGCTGTCCTAAAAAGTAGGACACCGCCGTCACCCCCTACTCAACTAACTATATCTAATAGTAAATATAAGATAACTTCTTTAGTTAAGAATTTAGCAAAGAAAAGTAATCCTAATTATCGTGCTGTAGTAAACAATGGTTTGACGTACAAACAGAATGCACACAACAAGATAATTAAACAGATGCAGCATAAACTATCACGACATCAGTTTTCGCAGTGGATCTTGGTTTATGAAGAAGAAACAACAAGAGAGAATGCACTGAGATATGCAGAGATGTTATGCAAGTAGAAATTGGTACAGCACAGCTGTGGAAATGGTTTCAGGACAGTATAAGGATATTAAAACGATTACCTGGTCAAAGAAAACAAAAGATGAGTTCATGGGTTGATTTTCCTGATGAGTACTGGACAACTTATGGATATCACGATGTTAAAGTAAAATTACCACCACCAGACAGTAGAAGTATTTCCAGAGTTGATTTCATTTTAGAGATCATGCAGCATGTGCCTGATGTAGAGATGAGAAAGCTCATATGGATGAGAGCTTCGAACTATCCTTGGAAGTTATTGTCTAAAGAATTTGGTATGCACCGAACAACAATGCACAAGAAATTACATTATGAATTGATGCGATTAGTATTTGTTATACATGATGAAAAAAAAACACTACAAAAACTACGAAATTTGTTGTAAGGAAAGATATACTCAGAATAGTTCTGAGTTTTGTACTTACTTAGTACATCTTTCTTTTCTCTTAGCATGGTAGGTCGACCATTACGCAAAGTGTTTTGCAATGCAAGACGCAAGTATGATGGTCAACCTTGCCGTGCAAAAGCAATGCCGAATGGTAAATGTAAATTGCATGGAGGAATGAGTAAAGGTCAGATAACATTAGATGGCAAAGTCAAAGCATATAAAAACCTCAAGTACTTCAGACACTGGTCAGTTGATCAAATCAGACAGTACATTGAAGGAAAGTATCTTGATCAAGTTGATGGAGGGAACACCTCTCACAAAGATTTGTAAGGATGATAACTTACCAAGTGTAACGAAGGTTTACTCCTGGATGAGTAATGATGAAGACTTTGCAACACAGGTTAAGACAGCAAGAATGAATGGTGCATTGACGAACCTTGAAGAAGGTTTTGAAGAGATGCAAGAGTTATCAAAGAATAAGAATTTAAGTCATGTCGATGTGACTTTGTTGAATACTAAACTGTATCATCTACGTTGGGTTGCTTCTAAGATTATACCGCAGTTCAATGACAAGATGGTGAATGAACATAAAGGAGATATAAGTTTTAAGATTGGATGGGATGATGGAAAAGACCCATTACTGAACCAGCCAAAAAAACTATAATGCACGCATCATGAGGTTCTCATAACAAAACCTTAGCATATCCATAGCAATTTATTTTTTTGTTTGTTTTCTGCGGATCATGTCGGTGTTTGAAACCAGAAGGGTATAGCGTTGCCAGGATAAATATTTATTTTGCCTAGCGTTACTGCCATTTTTTTTCAGATCTAGGTGCGTAGTACCCCCCAAAAACACCTGGCTGGGTATTATAGTATATATGTCCCATCTTGAAGCTACAGCCATGTACGAACAATTATATTCAACCATAGACATAAACGAAAAAGAAAAAAAAATTATAATAGAATTTTCTGGTTTTGATACCACCCAAGAATGTGAGGAGTTCGTCAGAGATCTTGCACAGTTTTTTTCATTCAGCAGTATTAATCATCATGTCAAAAATCAAACAATCCACTGAGATACCAAAAGAAGATTATAAAAAATTAAAAGGAATAGCAGATTTCTTATCAGAAGGTTTCACTATTGGAGAAGACAAGACAGTCTGGAAAATAAATGTCAGAAAAAAAAATAATAATACCATATCATCCAAGAGAACCACAAAGACAAATACATGAAGCTCTTGATGATTATAGGTTCGCTGTAATCATTGCACATCGAAGACTAGGAAAAAGTCTGAGTGCGATCCTACATTTAATAAAGTTTGCTTTTACACATACTTTACCAAATGTAAGAATGGCTTATGTAGCACCACAGTTTAAACAAGCTAAGTCTATTGCCTGGGATTATGTAAAACAATTTACAAAAGAAATACCAGGAATGAAATATAACGAAACTGAGCTTCGTTGTGACTTTCCTAATGGAGCTAGATTAACCTTATATGGTGTTGATAGTAATCCTGATGCACTGCGTGGAAACTACTTTGATTTCTGTGTTATGGATGAGGTGCAGCTAATAGACGAAACTATCTTTCCTAAAGTAATATTGCCAAGTTTGGCAGATAGAAAAGGAAAATGTTTATTTATTGGAACGCCACGATCAACGAGGAACTATCTCTATGAATTATATAAAAAAGCCAAAGCTGACCCCTCCTGGTTTTGTAAAGTTTTTAAAGCCAGTGAAACAAATATTATAGAGCCAATAGAACTCAAGCAGCTAAAGAACAACATGACCGATGAGGAATATCGGCAAGAGCTAGAATGTGACTTCTCCGCAGCCATTAATGGTTCGATCTATGGAAAGATCATGGATAAGCTGGATGGAGAAAACAGAATAAAAGATATAAATGTAGACCCTGGCTACCCAGTACATACAGCCTGGGATCTAGGAATAAGTGACAGTACCACGATTATATTTTTTCAAGAAATCGGAAGGCAATTATACTTTGTTGATTGTCTATCTAAATCTGGAGAAGGATTACCCTGGTTTATAAAATATATAAAAGATGAAAAAGATTATGTGTATGGCAATCACTATGCACCCCATGACATCGAACAACGAGATTTCTCTAATGGTTTATCCAGGAGAGAGGTAGCTTATCAATTAGGAGTACGTTTTAAAGTTGCTCCCAAGCTGCCAGTAGAAGAAGGCATTCATATGACAAGCATGATGTTGCAACGAGCTTACTTTGATGCAAAGAAATGCGAATTATTAATAGATGCACTTAGACACTACCATCGCAAGTGGTCAGTGAATAATAAATTTTTTTCTAAACCAGTACACGATTGGAGTTCACATTTTTGTGATGCTGCACGAACTGCATCCGTTTCCTTAAAAGAAGGTACAAGCGGAAAACAACCGCCACAACAGATGGCACAAAACGAATACACAGTATTTGCATAGGAAAGAAAATGTCATTTTTAAAACCTAAAATAGAAATGCCACCGCCATTGCCACCTATCAGTGATCTCCCTGAAGCTCCGTCTGATGATGATCCTAATATTGATGCAGCTGGTGAAGAAGCAAAGAATAATGAAAAAAAAAAGAAGGGTAGAAAATCTACAATTCTAACTGGTAACTCAGGTGATCTGACGTTAGCAGAATTAAATACACCAACTTTACTAGGAGGTAACTAATGGGTGCAACAGTCATGAAAGCGATACCTGGTAATCAAGGTGAAAGCACAGATGAGATGGAAGCATTAAAAGCAGCTCCAAACAATACAAGAACTAAAACTATAAATATGCTTAAACCAACATCAACACAACCAAATGATGAAGGTAAAATGTCAAAGAAAAAAAAGAAAGACAAAGGAACTATCTTAACATCTGTAGCTGGGGTTACGGATGATGCAGAAATTTCTAATCCAACATTAATGGGTGGTTATTAATGGGTGGAAGTACAGCCAGAAGAAACAGCAGCAAGAGTAGCGGTGGAAGTTATGGTGGTGGAGAAAGAGATAGAAAACAACAACAAAGAGTAGTTGATAAAGTGGCAGTTACAAAAGCTGCGGATACTGCTAAGAAAAAAGAAATTGCATCAGGAAACAATATGTATGGTGGTGCTGTATCAAAAGCTATTAATGAAAAATTAGTAGAACGAGGATACGGAAAAAAAACTGGCGGTGATGGAACTATGCTTACTCCTGAAGGGTATAAAATGAAATATGGACAATATACACCAGGACAAGCACAAGATGGAGTGGCAATGGGAACTGGAAATTCTAAAGGTGTATTAACATCAACTGCTATATCAAAAGAAATGTTACGATCACAAAATAAAGCTAAAGCTATTATGACTGGTGCATTATCATTTGGTATGCCAGGTATAGGAGCAACAGCAATGCGAATATCAGCTGCGGAATCAGCAGCCGATTACGCTAATCCAGAAGCAGCATACGAAGATTACATGGATGGCTTTGAAGCTAAAATGCAAGGTAAGAAATATACAAAGAAAAGATCAGCACAATCATTTGCTGGCAAAGTTATAGAAAATATTAAAACAACCATATTAGGTGGAGATGGGAGTAAATTAGGTGATTGATGTAAAAGAATTAATAAAAAGATTTTCTCAATTAAAATCACAGAGAGGAACTTGGGATAGTCATTGGCAAGAGATTGCTGATTATGTTTTACCTCGTAGAGCTGATGTGACTGTTAAAAGAGCTAGAGGAGATAAACGAACAGAAAAAATTTTTGATAGCACAGCTATTAATGCTGCGGAACTATTAGCATCCTCCTTACATGGTATGCTTACCAATGCTGCATCTCCCTGGTTCTCAATGTCCTATAAAGACAGAGCATTAAATTTAGATGATGCAAGTATGGAATGGTTAGAAGATTGTACAAACCAAATGTACATTGTTCTAAACAGATCAAATTTTCAACAAGAGATACATGAACTGTACCAAGATTTAATTACATTTGGCACAGCTGGAATGATAATTGAAAAAGATGAAGAAGCTGGATTACGATTTTCAACCAGGCATATTTCTGAAATATATATTCAGGAAAATGAATTTGGTAGAGTGGATACAGTGTATCGTTTATTTAAAATGTCAGCACGATCAGCTGTCAATATGTTTGGCACAGAGTATGAAAAGATTGCAAAGTTAAATGAAAACAATCCATACAGTGATGTAGAATTATTACATATTGTTTTACCAAGAGATATTTATGATCCAAGAAAACAAGATGCATTGAATAAACCTTTTGCATCTATTTACTGCGATCCAGAAACAAACTTCGTATTGGGTGAAGGTGGCTATGATGAGTTCCCTTATGTTGTGCCAAGATTTTTAAAATCATCGGTAGAAATGTATGGAAGATCACCAGCCATGGTTGCTCTGGCAGATATTAAAATGATTAATAAAATGTCAGAAACAATAATTAAAGCTGCACAGAAAACTATTGACCCCCCTCTCCTAGTTCCTGATGATGGTTTTATATTACCAATACGAACTGTTCCTGGAGGTTTAAATTTTTATCGTTCAGGATCAAGAGATAGAATTGAACCACTTAATACAAATGCAAATATTGGATTAGGTGTTCAGTATGAAGAACAACGCAGAGATGCAATCCGTAAAGCATTTTATGTTGATCAATTATTATTAGCTCAACGAGTTAATATGACAGCAACAGAAGTTTTACAACGTAACGAAGAAAAGATGCGAATGCTTGCACCAGTCTTAGGAAGGCTCCAGGGTGAAATGTTACAACCTCTTATCACAAGATGTTTTAATATTATGTTAAGATTAAATATGTTTCCCCCAGCTCCTGAACCGCTGCAAGGTCAAATCATTGACATCGAATATACTTCTCCTCTTGCAAGATCACAAAGAAGTGGTGACATCAATGCATCAGTACGAATGATTGAGATGTTGGCTCCTTTACAACAACTTGCACCAGTATTCGATTATGTTGATGTAGATAAATTTGTAAAACACACACAAGAAGTTTTAGGTGTGCCAGCAAAAATTATGCGTAGTGATCAAGAAGTTGCACAGCTTCGTCAACAACGACAAGCAGAACAACAAGCAATGATGGAAGCCCAGGCACAACTCCAACAAGCGGAAGCTGCTGGTGCTGCTGCTCCAGCATTAAAAGCGTTAAAACAATAATGGATATACCTAAAGAAATAAAACAGCTGATTGAAATGTATGCAATTACTTTTCAAAGCGATAACGGAAAAAAAATATTAGAGGATTTGGAGAATAGATTTCATATTCATTCTTCAACAATGGATGACAGTAATAATAATTTAGCTTTCCTAGAAGGTCAGCGTAGTGTCATTCTATTTATAAAAAAAATGTTAAAAGGAGATAAACATGGCAGAAGAAAACCAGGTAGCGGAACAACAACAAACTCCGTCTGAGCCTGTCGAAACTACGACTGTTGATTGGAGGAATGATCTTCCAGAAGATTTGAGAGAAGATCCCTCTTTAAAAACTATTCAGGATGTTCCTGGATTAGCAAAGAGTTATATCCATTCACAGAAAATGATTGGTAAAGATAAAATTGTTTTACCAAATGAACATGCAACCAAACAAGATTGGGATGATGTTTTCAATAAACTAGGTAGACCAGCGTCTGCGGAAGAATATAAAATTGAAGGTGAAGCATCTGATTTAATTAATAACTTTAAACCAGTTGCACATGATCTTGGATTAAATAATAACCAGGTACAAAAGCTAGTAGAATTTTATAATGGTGTGCAAGAACAAGCAAGTAATGATCAAGTCATTGATGCTGAAGCACATAAAGCAGAAGCGGAAGCAAATCTTAGAAAAGAATTTGGTAGAGCTTTTCCTCATAAGATTAGTTCTGCAATGCGATTAGCACAAACTGTTTTTACAAAAGACCAATTAGATAATACAAAATTAGCTGATGGTTCAACTTTAGGAAACAATGTTGATCTTATAAAAGGTTTTGCAAAACTTGCAGATCAATTAGGTGAAGATAGACCTTTACCAAATCCGCAAGAAAATATTATGACACCAGATGCTGCAAGAGAAAAAATTGCATCATTTATGGAACCTGGTTCACCCTATTGGAATAAATCACATCCTAATCATCTAAAAGCTATTGATGATGTGTTAAAACTTCGAGAGATAGCAAATGACACAGAGTGATGATAAATTATTTACAACAGAAGAACTTCGTTTAGAATGTGTTAGAATAATTTTTGATACTGGTTCAGAAAATCAAAAAAATAATTGGGTTTCCCACGCAGAAGAAATTTTTGGGTGGGTCACGAAGGTAGCCGATCCTCGGTCTTCAAAGACAGCTAGAAAGAAAGCAGACCAAAAGTCTTAAAATCCAAGACAAGTCCGCAAGGGTAGCTTGACTGATTGGTAAAAATTTAAATAACTTTAATAAGGAGAACGTAATGAGTTCACAAATAACTACAGCATTTGTTGAACAGTACAGTAACAACGTTACAATGTTATCTCAACAAAAAGGCTCAATGCTTAGAGATAAAGTTGATAGCGAAACTGTACAGGGAAAAAATGCTTTCTTTGAACAAATTGGTTCTGTCGCTGCCGTAAAGAGAACATCTCGACATGGTGACACTCCTCAACTAGATACACCTCACGCAAGACGTAGAGTGTCTTTAGTAGATTATGAGTATGCTGATCTAATTGATGACCAGGATAAAATCAGAACACTGATTGATCCAACTTCATCGTATGCATTAGCAGCAGCTTATGCAATGGGTAGAGCTATGGATGATGAAATCATCTCAGCAGCAACAGGAACAGCTTTTACAGGCGTGTCTGGTGGAACTTCCACTGCACTTCCTGGAGGACAAGCAATAACTGAAAGTGGTACTGACGGATTGACTATTGCAAAATTAAGAACTGCGAAAAGAACTTTCGATCTTAATTCAGTAGATCCATCTATCAAAAGATACATGGTTGTATCACCACGACAAATAGATGACCTATTAGGAACAACATCTGTAACAAGTGCTGACTTTAATACAGTCAGAGCTTTGGTAACTGGTGAAGTCAATACCTTTATGGGATTTGAGTTTATCGTATCAAACAGATTATCAATAGCATCTTCTAAAAGACTATGCTTCGCTTACGCAGCTGACGGAATTAAACTGGCAGTTGGTAAAGATGTAATGTCAAGAATAGATGAGAGAGCTGACAAAGGTTACAGCACTCAAATTTATTACTGTGCATCATTTGGAGCTACAAGAATAGAAGAAGAAAAAGTTGTTTCTATTCAGGCACACGAAGCGTAGGAGGTAAATTATGGCAAGTGTAAAAGGTGCTAATATCACCAATATGGATGCTACTCCTATCGTAAAAGTAGACAGCGAAAATGCTGGCGGAAAAATGCGTATCTTTCATGATACATACGAAGCATCTTCCCTAGCATCTGGATCTGACATTACAATCGCAAGAATACCAAAAGATGCAACTATTCATGATGTCGTACTAAAGTGCGATGCTCTTGGATCGTCTGTAACTTTAAAAGTTGGTGACAGTGATGATGATGATAGATTCATCGGTGCTACTTCAACATGGAATGTAGCTGGACAATCTCAGTCAATGCAAGCTGGATCATCAACTGGTGCTCCGATTGCTGCGGTAACTGGATTAGGTCATAGAACAACAGCAGAAAAAGATATACTAATTACAACTGGCGGTGCGTCAGCAACTGGTACTATCTTCTGTTGGGTGTACTATACAACTGAATAAATAAAGGAGAGAAGATGGCATCTGTAGTAGATATATGTAACTCAGCTCTTAATATGTTAGGAGCTTCTACAATTATTAGCCTTACGGAAAATTCGAAGAATGCACGATTGTGTAATCAGCGGTATGAACCAGTAAGAGATGCCGTCTTCCGTTCACATCCCTGGAACTGTTTACAAAAAAGAGTAGAGCTTGCAAAAGATACTGATGCACCAGTATTTGAGTTTTCTAACTCTTACACATTACCAGCGGATAATTTAAGAATACTTCGTTCTGAAAATAGTAATTTATCAAACAATGAAAAATTTAGAATAGAAGGTAAAAAACTTTTAACTGACGAAGACACAATTAAAATATTGTATGTAGCTAAAATTACAGACAGTACACAATACGATACATTATTAATGGAAACATTATCAGCAAAGTTAGCAGCAGAATTATGTTATCCAATAACGCAATCATCAACTTTGATGGATAGAATGTTTGCTTTGTATGAAAGCAAATTAAAAGAAGCAAGATTTACAGATGCAACAGAAGGAACAGCTGACTTAGATGTAAGTATTCAGTCAGGTGATTTTATTAACTCGAGGTTATAATGCCAAGAAGCACATTTGCTTATACGAATTTCACAGCTGGTGAACTATCACCACGCTTGGATGGAAGATCAGATTTACAAAAATATTTTCAAGGTTGTAAGACATTGCAAAATATGGTGGTGCATCCTCATGGAGGAGCTACAAGAAGACCTGGTACAAAATTTATTGCGGAAACAAAAAGTAATGGTGAAGCAAGATTAATACCTTTTGAGTTTTCTACAACACAAACATATGTGTTAGAATTTGGTAACACTTATATGCGAGTGTATAAAGATGGCGGACAAGTTTTAGATAGTGGTTCAGCTGTTGAAATATCAACACCCTACTCTGCTGCTGAAGCTAATGAATTAAAATTTACACAATCAGCTGATGTGTTGTACATTGTGCATCCATCACATCAACCAAGAAAACTTTCAAGAACTTCACATACAAGTTGGACTTTAAGTTTATATGCTCCAACAAATAATCCTTTTGGCAGCTCCAATAATTTTCCTAGTTGTGTGACTTTCTTTGAAGAAAGATTGGTTTTTGCTGGAACAAATAATGATCCACAAAAAATATTTTTTTCTAAAGCTGGTGACTTTGAAGACATGACATCTGGAACAAATGCTGATGATGGTATGAATTTTACTATTGGCTCTGACCAGGTAAATGCAATAAAATATTTAAAAGGATTACGAACACTGCTTATTGGTACAGTAGGTGGTGAGTTTGTGGCAACAGCTTCTACTTCGGCTGAACCAATTACTCCGACAAACATACAGATAAAAAGACAAGCTGGGTATGGAACGTCAGATGTAGATGCATTACTTGCTGGAAACCGCATACTATTTGTACAACGAGCTGGAAAAAAAATAAGAGAATTAGTTTTTGATTTTGATACAGATGGTTACATTGCACCAGATCTAACTTTACTAGCAGAACATATTGCTGGTTCAGGTGTAGGAACAGGATTTACAAATTGGACATATCAACAAGAACCAGACAGTATTGTTTGGGTGGTACGTTCTGATGGTGTTTTAACAGGCATGACATATCAACGAGGTGAAAATGTTGTTGCCTGGCATCGACATATTCTTGGTGGAACTTTTAGTTCTGGTAATGCTGTTGTTGAAAGTGTGGCAGCAATAAGTAATTCCCTCTCCACCGCAAAAGGTGAAGATAGTTTGTACATGATTGTTAAACGAACAATTAATGGTGGTACAAAAAGATATGTGGAAGTTATGCAGCCATTTGACTTTGCTGATAATATTGAAGATGCGTGGTTCCTGGATAGTGCTTTACAATATTCTGGTGGAGCAACAACTTCTTTGTCTGGCTTATCACACTTAGAAGGACAAACTGTTACTATCTTAGCGAATGGATCTACACACCCTGATAAAGTTGTATCAAGTGGTGCAGTAACATTAGATCGTTCTGTCACAAAAGCTATTGTCGGATTAAAATATACTTCGGCATTACAAACAATGCGTATTGAAAGTGGATCAGCGGATGGATCTGCTCAAGGTAAAGTAAAAAGAATACAAGAAATTACTGCAAGGTTTTTTCAAACAGTTGGTGCTGAAATAGGATCGAGTTCTACACAGACAGATCTTATTCCTTTTCGTGATAGCTCAATGGATATGGATACAGCAGTTGAATTATTTACAGGAGATAAACAAATAGAATTTAATGGTGATTATGAAACAGATGGTTTTATTTATATTCAACAACAACAACCGCTGCCAATGACAATCACAGCAATGTATCCGCAGCTTAATACTTATGATGGTTAATGGAAGTTAGACCATTTTTAAAAGAACATGGCTACGTTGTTTTTAGTGAAATAAATAATCAGTTAATAGGTCATCAAAGAGATTTATCTTTTATTGATACCTTAGAAGCTGGCGATTGTTTTACTGCTGTTAAAGATAACAGACCAATTATTTGTGGTGGTGTTATACAACTATGGGAAGGATGTTACGAAGGATGGGTTATTACTTCACAGTATGCAAACAAATACCCTTTGCAAGTTGCAAAATTAATTAAACGATATGTTGATGATCTTATTATTAAAAATAAAATGCATCGTTTGCAAACAGCGGTCTTAGTTGGCTATTTACAAGGTTATAGATTTGCAGAATTTTTAGGAATGAAAGACGAAGGATTAATGAAAAAATATGATTACATGCAACAAGATTACAAAAGATATGCGAGGGTTATCTAAATGGCTCCTGTCGTAATTGCTGCTGGTGCAGCTGCTGGTGTTGTTGGTGCTGCTGGTGCTGTGTCTGCTGCTAAAGCAGCGGAAGCAACTGGTAATGCTAATGCACAAGGATTTAATAGATCAGCAAGTGTTATAGAACAAAATAAAGAAATTGTTGATGCATCATTATCGAATAATCTTTTTATCTTAAATCGTAACAATCTAATGCGTGATGCTATTACAAGAGTTAATTATTTAAAATCAGGTGTAACGTCTGATGGTACACCAGAAGATGTATTGGCTGAAAATGCAAGACTAGCACAAAGAGAAAAAAATATTTTAGAATACAACGCATCTATAAGTAAAAAAAATTTAGATGATCAAGCTGCTATGCAACGATACAAAGGTGAAGTAGCAATTATGCAAGGCAAAAATTTAGCAACATCTTATAGATATAAGGCTTACTCATCACTACTATCTGGAGCATCGTCAGCTGCTGGATCGTACAAACAATATTACGGACAATAATTATGGCAAGAATACCTATTTATAATTTTCAAGCACAAGTCACTGGTCAAGCTGGATCAACAAATGTTGTGCAAATACCACAATCATCAACATCAGGTGCTATTGCAAGTATTGCAGATACCACAGCAAAATCATTATCGGATATTGCAAAATTTGGAAATGTTATTATTGAAAATGAAAGTAAACGTATTGTTGCACAAGAACAAATTAATTACAAAACGCAATTAGATACAGCACAAAAAAATATACAACAACTATACAAAAATGAACCTGATAAGTGGATGGATGAGTATGAAAAAGTAAAAGTAAGTCTTTTAAATGAAATACAAACAAAAGATTACAAATATGATTTTATTAAAAAGTCTGTCACCAATAATGTTAATTTAGATTTCTTACCACTGCGTAATGGATTGTTTAATAATTTTTTAACAAAAACAAAAACATTAAATCTTATTACGTTTGAGCAAAGTTCAATGGTTAAGTCTAATTCACTGGGTGAAGCTGTGTTATTAAATGGTGAAGATTTTGATGCAGAACAATTAAGTTTAACAGAAAGTTTGGCAGACTATGCAACCTATGGTGGTGCAGATCAATCATTAAAATTATCAGTTGATGCGTACAAAAATGCTTTTCGTATTGGATTAGAAAGAGTATTTTCTGGCAATTCAGCAAGTCATAATTCACAACTCACATTAGAATTAATTGAAAAGTTAGATGATGAAGATATTGTTGGTATGTCTAACTTAAAAGAAATAATAAAAATGTTAGATGATACAGATGCAAGAGCTGTATTAGAAAAATTTTCTGATAATGAATTTGAAACTTTTAAATTGCAAGACAGATTAAGCAGCGAAATTATGGAAGATAATAAAGCCATGAAAGATGAATTGCTGTACACATTATTTACAACAAAAGATCCAGCTGAAAGAAATGGTGCATTTGATAAGCTACAAAAATTACCCTACTCTGTTTTTGAAGATGGAGAAAAAAATCAATACATTAACTGGTTTGACAGCTCTATAACAGGAGAAGGATTTAAACCTTTTGTTAATCCTCTAGGTGATGAATCATTAACAGCTCAACTAAAAAGTCACATTAATGAATTTAAAGTTACCTTTAGTCAGCTGCAACAATTTATGCCAGAGTTAAGTAAATCTCAACAAGATGAAGTAATGGGTGAATGGCATGGAAAACGAAAAGAATTAAAAGGTGACTTTAGAAATAAAGTTAGATCCGCTTTTGGTTTAGGTGTTGGAGATGGTATTATTGTTATAGGTCAAAAAGAAGATGAAACAAAAGCAATAATATCAGGTGTTACTTCCCTGGCAATTGATTTGTTTAATGATCTTGTTACAACAAATCCTAATGCAAACTTTGCAGTAGAAGTACCTAAATTAATTAAAGCAGCTAAGTTAGAATATAAAGAAGGTATTAGAAATACAGTACAAGGTTTTCTTAACACTAATGGTACTTTTAAAAGTTTATTACCTGAAGATACAACGCCTGAAAATTTTACATCTAATTTTCAAAAAACGTATAGTGAGTTAATTGCTGAAGGCACAGATGAAAGTCAAACAAAAGCATTCAACTTACAAATACAATACAATCAATACAAAGACATAATACAATTATATGACAGCTATAACTAAAGAACAAATAGAGAGTGGTGATTACACCCAAGACGATATTTTAGATTACTACGATAATTTGTATAATAATAATTTACATCGTGAATCTTTAAAAAATTTACCGCAAGATAAATTTGATGAAATAGATACACAAAAAGATGGTGATTATGATTATACCATTGGAACAAAAGATGGTGTGAGTGTTATTGTCGATCAAAAAGGTTTTTTTTGGTAGAGGATTATTAGAACGATTTGGTCAAAATCAAATAGAAGCTGCGGAAACAAAAACCAAAGCGATGCAAGAAGTTGGTCAAGGAATAAAAAATTTTAGTGAAGGCACAGTTTTTGGTTTAGCCAAAGCCTATAATAATACAAAGATAATTTTAAATGAAGCATCTGGTGGCAAGCTACAACAGTTTGAAAATTTTGTAAATCAATCAGGAAAAGATTTATTGGATGTGGATGTTAAAATTCCAATCGACAGTTTAAAACCTGAAGCCAATACTATTGGCACAATGGGTGGTGAAATAACTGGTCAATATATTATCCCTGGTGCTTTTGTTTATAAATACATTCCTAATATTATTGCTGCGGAAGTTGTTACAGTAGGTTTATTCTCAGGTAAAAATGATGGCAACCTAGCATCTGCCATAAAAGAAATGGCTCCTAACTTTGCACAGAATAATGAAGTAGCAAAAATAATTCTTGATGGTTTATCAGTTGATGCAGATGATAGTGAAGTAGAAGCAAGAATAAAAAATGTAACTGCGGATGCACCTCTTGGTATTTTATTTGGTGGTTTGTTTAGTATGCTTAAATACTTCAAAAAAAATCCTGATAAATTACAAGAAGTACAAAGTGAATACAAAGATGCTGGTGCAGCTGCAACACCTGAAGCATTAAAAGGAAATTATACTTATCAAGGATTTAAAGTTAATCCTGAAACAGATGAATTTAAATTACAACAAGGTTTACCATCAAGTGTAAAAACAAAAGAAGATTTATTAAATTTGAAAAATCAAGTTGATACATTAACAGTAGAAGGTGATGCTGGTAAATTTTGGTATGAAAAATCTGGTCAAAAAATTTTACAAGCTGTACAAGGCGATAAAGATGAAGCAGAAAAAATTATTAAATTAATTGCTTTGTATTCTTCTAATGCTGCACCTACTCCAAATACAGCTGCTGCTTTAAAAGCATATTATCAATTTTTAGATGGTAAACCTATAAATGCTGGAATGCCAGATTTAGATAAAAAAGCAACAGCACTGTTATTTGAAGGTAAAGATTTTCCAGGTTATAAAGTTAATAATTTTTATAATAATTTAATGATGGAGGTTGATCCATCTAAAGTTAATAAAGAAGCGATAACAACTGATCGATGGATACTAAGAGCTTTTGATTATGAAACTACTGGTAATCCAACACAGCCACAAATAAATTTTATAGAAACAACTATTAGTGAAATAGCTGAACGAAGAAACATGACGCCATATCAAGTACAAGCTGCTATTTGGGCTAGTATCAGAGCTGGTCGTGATCCTAAAAAAATAGCAGAGTTAGCTGGTGATGATTTTGAACTAGCAATAAATAAAAATGTTGGACAGATTTCTTGGGAAACTGCACCAGGTGCTAAATACAATTTCTTCCCACAATATCAATCGGCTGATCCATTAATAAAAACAGAATATCATTTTGATTTAACAAAAGCTATAAGTGATGATGATGGTGTAGATCTTATTGCAAAAAGATTAGGATTAATAACACCAGGTCAATTTGATGCTCCTGGAGTTTATCAAAATAGTTTAGGTGAGTTAGAATTTAATCCTGGAACACAAACAGAATTTGTTGCTCCAGCAGCTACTGGATCTGGAAATGTAACATTAAAAGGTGGTTTCGAAGCAAGGAGTGCCTTAGATCAATCAGCACAAAATATAGTGGAAGCATATGCTTATATTAAAGGTAAATTATTAAAACAAGAAGCTGTTGCTTACCATCGACCTGTTTATAAAGCACAAAAACAATTATCAAATGGTTTAGAAATAAAATATGATTTATCAAATGATGAATTAAAAAATTTAACAACAGCTTTAAACGAAGAATTTTCTGACTTTCCTGGCTTTGTAGTTCCTATTGCTTCACAAGATGGATTTAGATTAATAATAAATCCAGATGTTACAGGGTATTCTATTCCTGATTTTCAAACAAAAGCATACAATGCAATAAATAAAACAATTAATGTTGAAGATAAGGATGTTATTGCATTCAGTACAAATTCAGGTTATGTAGACATAGATGACTATAAACTTGAAAAATTTAAAAGTGGCTCCGAAAAACCATCCGATTTATTCAGCAAAGTATCAAGCATACTCAGTGAAATCGAACCAAGAATCGAAGAAGTCTACAAAAAATACGAAACCAAATATGGTTGGACAAGATAATAAAGAGAACAAAATCTCTTAAAAAAAACTACACAAACAACAAAATTTATTATAAGAGAGGATAAGATGGCACTCCTTTGTGAGTGCTTTTTTTATTTCATAACATGGCTATACAAACGGATGAACAGAGCAATTCTGTATTAGATGGTATTAAGCAAGGATCTACATTAGGAGTAACAGAAGCAGCAGATAGTACACCTAGTATTAATGAAGATAATGCAAGTTTATTACCCAATATACAAGTCAATGAAAATCTACCACCAGAGGTAGATGTTGCGTTTGGAGGTAAATTAACAAGTATTTTCAGCACTCCTAAGAAGCCACCTATTAAACCACCTACATCAACTATAGGTGAAGATGGATCATCATTGTTAGTTAAAGATGGTGTTATAGATGAAAAGACAGCTGTTAATTTTGGTGACTATGATAAAGTTATAAGCTCTCTTGATATTGATTTTAATAGTATTAATAGTTTAGAAGACTTTGCAGCTGTTATAGATACTGTTGTAAAAAGAACGCCTGATCCTGGCACAGAAACTAATCAAGAAGTTTTTAGATTAGCAAAAGATTTAGATATACGACCTAATCTTTTATTTGGAAAAGGTTTTAAAGATGCAAAACAAGTTTATGCTGCTAGAAGTTTTTTAGCTAATAGTAATAATAAATTAATAAATTTAGCTGATGAATTAATTGCTGATCCGACAAATGGTGATTTAGCTTTACAATTTAGAAAACATTTAACACTGCATGGTTTGTTTGTAACAAACTTTAAACAAGGCAGAGCTGATGTTGGTAGAGCCTTACGAGCTTTTAGTTTACCAACAATGGCTGATGCTCCTGATCAAGCAAATGCCATAACAGAAATGTTAAATCAGTTTGGTGGTCAAGATAGTATTGTTAAGATTGCTGAAAAAACAAAAACATTATTTGATAAAAATGGAATGCCAGCAACAAATAAATTTGTTGGTGATAATTATTTTAAACGATCAGCAAAAGCCTGGTCAGAAGCATACAGAGGTGGATTACTTTTTTCACCCAAAACACAACTGAGAAATATTGTCGGTAATGCTTTCTACATAGGATACTCAATCCCAGAATATATTTTAGCTGGTGCATGGGGTAATCTTGAAAGTGCCATTATTAATGGTGGTGGAAAAGTATTGCGTGGAAAACATTGGGGTGGTTACAACAATGGTATGACTTATGAAATGGGAGTTGCTAGGTTATATGGTGCAGTACATGGTTTCAAAGATGCTATGTACATGGGTTACAAAGGTTTTAAAGGTGAGGTTAGTGATAGCATTACAAAGTATGAAGGTGCTACTAACGATTATATTACGGCAAAAAATCTAGGCTTAGAAAATTCTAATCTTGCTGGCATGGTTGATTTCATGGGTAAGGTTTACCGCCTACCCTATAAAGGATTAACTGGTGGTGATGAATTTTTTAAAGAGATGGCAAGGTCTATGGAAATGCATACCATTGTCATGGAGAACGCTACTAAATTAAGTAGAGCTACTGGCAAGCCATACAAAGAAGCATTTGAAGAAACTTTAACGGATGTAATGAGCAATCCGCAAAAGTATAAAAAAACGATTGATGATGCTGCAAGGTATTACACCTTCCAAGATCAAATGCCAAAGTTTTTAGAGAATGCATCAAGAGCTATACAAGACACACCTTTTGTTGGTACGATCTTATTGCCGTTTGCAAAAACACCAGTGAATGTCACAAGACGATTTTTAGACATGTCTACTGGTGGTGCGATGACTAATGTTGTTACTGGTGAATTTTTTACAAATCCAAAAGTAAGAGCAAGAACAATGGCAAGAATAACCATGATGAGTTATTTTGCTATGACAGTTGCTGACTATTATCAATCAGGTAACATTACTGGAGGGTATCCTGTAACAGCTAATGGTTTTATTGACATGAAGCAGAAAGCTGCTTTAGATGCGATTGGTTGGAAACCTTATAGTTTAGTTTTTCGTGGTGAAGGTTTTCCAGAAGGTAAACCATTATTTAATGATAATGATCAATTAATGCCAAATGGTAATTTAACGTATGTTAGTTACAATGGCTTAGAACCAGTTGGAGCTTTACTTGGTGTAACAGCACATACAATGGAGTTGATGCATCGTTCACCAAATCCAAGAGTAAGAGATAATATTGCAGCTGCTTTTACTTTAGCAATGCAAAAATATGTTGCTGAAATGCCAATGGTACAAAGTATGTCTGATGTACTTGGTGTTATTAAAGAAGGAAGAATTGATAAGATTGGTGCTGATATACTTTCTAATCTTTTAGTTGCACCTATTGCACCGCTTGCTCCTATCAAAGCTGCTGGTGGTATAATACAAGGTGAAACTGTTGATGGTGAATTTTCTATTTACAAAAGAAATACAGATGCAAATTTTGAAAGAGATATGCGATTGTTTGTAGATGGTAAACCAAACTTAAATTATGGCAATCAAGTTAATACAAACTTTTTTAATCCTTTAATTGAAGAATTTAATACGATGTTATACCAAATGCCTTACGATGAAGGCATTATGCTTGGTGAAAAAGTTTGGGGTAAAACTACAACTGGTAAAGATTTACCATTAGCTTTAGATATTTTTGGTGAAGATATACGAGTTGATGCAAGTAGAGGATTATTAAACGAAATAAGTAATAAATATTTTTCTCCTTTTAATATTGTTAATGCAGAGCTTAAAGGAAAACATGTTTATGAAAATGTAAGACTTGGTTCTCCAATTACTAATCCAGAACCAATGAAGTTTGGAATTAAATTAAAACCACAAGAATATCACGACTGGATAAAATTTTCTAAAAAAACAGCTTTTAGAGATTTTGATGGTCGTACTTTTGAAGAACAAATAATTTGGAAAATGAATCAATCAGATTATTTATACGAAATGAATGATAATGAAAGATATGCTGCAATACAAAAAATAAATCGTAACGCATTAGAAAATGGATTTGAAGTATTATTAATGATGCCAGCATATAATGATTTATCCCAAGCAATAGATATGAATAAAGAATTAATAGACCAAGGGTTAAAACCTAATCAAGGAGTTAATATAATAGAATGACAGTTAGCAGCACAACAGTAAAACAATCGTATTCAGGAAACGGAAGTACGTCTGCTTTTACTTATTCGTTTTTAATAAATTCAACAGCTGAATTAAAAGTTATTATTCGTACTAATAGCACTGGAGCAGAAACAGTTAAAAGTATTGGTACGCATTATAATGTTAGTGATAGTGCTGGATCAGGCACAGTTACTTTTACTTCTGGTAATATACCAGCTTCAGGTGAAACAGTTGTTCTCATTCGTGACACAAATTTAACACAGGCAACTGACTATGTGGAGAATGATCCTTTTCCAGCTGAGAGCCATGAAAGTGCATTAGATAAATTAACGTTACAAACACAAGAGCTTCAAGAAGAATTAGATAGATCTATAAAACTATCAAGAACAAATACCATGACTTCAACAGAGTTTACTGTTGGAGCAACTGATAGAGCTGATAAAATTTTGGCTTTTGATGGGTCAGGAGAAATTTCTGTTACCCAGGAGTTAGGAACATTTCAAGGTAACTGGTCAGCAAGTACAACTTATGCTGTGCGTGATTTAGTTAAAGATACTTCTACCAATAATATTTTTATTGTTAATGCTGCACATACATCTTCTGGTTCCCAGCCACTAACAACAAATACTAATTCTGCAAAATATGATTTAATAGTAGATGCTGCTTCGGCAACAACATCAGCTTCTGCGGCTGCTAGTTCTGCTTCAACTGCTTCTGGTCATGCAACAACTGCAACTACAAAAGCTAGTGAAGCATCAACGTCAGCAAGTAACGCTGCTACATCAGAAACGAATGCCGCCACTTCTGCTTCTACATCAAGCACCCAGGCAACTAATGCTGCATCGTCAGCAACCTCGGCTGCAAGTTCGGCAAGCACGGCTACAACAAAAGCAAGTGAAGCTAGCACCAGTGCGACCAATGCCGCTTCTAGTGCAACGTCAGCTTCTTCTTCCGCTTCTACTGCTACGACTAAAGCCAGCGAAGCATCGACATCTGCAACGAATGCTGCTTCGTCAGCTTCCACCGCATCTGGTCATGCAAGCACGGCAACAACAAAAGCATCAGAAGCAAGTACATCAGCAACGAATGCTGCTTCATCCGCAACAACGGCTTCAAATTCAGCGACAGCTGCACAAGCTGCACAATCTGCGGCTGAAACTGCGGCTGATAATTTTGATGATACTTATCTAGGAGCTAAATCAAGCGACCCATCAACTGATAATGATGGTGATGCTTTATCATCTGGTGATTTATATTTTAATACCAGTTCAAATGTTTTGAAAGTTTATAATGGTTCATCCTGGCAGACAGCTGCTGTGGATGCATCAAGTTTTGCAACAAATGGTTTTAGTATAGCCATGTCTGTTGCTCTTTAAGGAAAGGTAAAAATGGCACAAAATTTTAGAGCTTATACAGCAAACAATGTAGGCACAAGTGCGGCTACTTTATTTACAGCTAACTCTTATGATACTGTTGTTGGTATTCATGTAACTAAT